TCATTCGCCGCTCGTTCTTAAAGATGAAAATGCGTCTTGGCATAACTTACCAATGCGGCCAATCTCAGCCGCCAAAGAGGCGAAGCTATCAACCGACGAGGCTAATATATGTCTCCTAATAAGACCGGCAACTAGTTGTTCAATTGTTAGATAATAAGCAACCGGCTCCAGACGCTCCTGGCCTTGATTTTTACCTGTCTTACCGATTTTTATTTCATTGAGAATAAATTGCAGACTGTCACAGGTAATAACATGTTGATCGCCAATTTTGATATGCATTGCACAACCCTTATTTAAGTAATGAGTGCCTTATCTGGCTCGGTTAAACTTTTCAGCTTCCTGCCGTAGCAGCTCTGCAATCTCAACTGACGAAAGCCCCTCATTAACCACATGCGTTGCCAGCCGATCTAAGTGGCTAGAAAAACTCACAGCGGCATCGGCTTTAGCCTCTTTTCTTGCTATATCTAAAGCGTTTTGGCGCGACTCAGCCGCCGCCCGGTTACTCATTTCCTGCCCTACTGTTTTGTACATATGCATAGTGCTGACTCCGAATTTAGGTAAAACGAATCCCCAGCCATGGATACACGGCCGCTGATATTTATAAGTCTTGGGTTATTTAATGCAGTTGGGCAGTGCCATTAGTTGAAGTACAAGAATGGTTAATTTGAACCAGCCCGTGGATCTCAATGGTTGCATTCCACCATTGCTGAATCAGGCAGGTAACAGAACCTAATCCCAGCAAACTCGCCATATAGAAAATGGCACGAATGGAAGCTAACGCTTCAACTTGATCGCTGTGCAATTGAGATTCACGGTAAGCACGACACCAAAAAGCGGAATGAGCGGAAAACCATTGGGTTGGGTTATCTAAATGTAAAGTGTCGTTAAACATAAATGGCATCAATTCAACGTTTTTTCCGGTCAATCGACACTTGCCCAGAAAAAAGTGCGCATAATTATAAGCGACACCCCACAGCTTAAAATCTTCCATCAAACCCATTTTATCTACTGCGATTGTTTTCATATTTTTCCCTTAATTATCCGTGTAGTGCATATTGGCCATTGATGGGGCAATAATCATTTCGGCGCCAAAGTTGTTTACCGGCTGTGATTGGCGCAGCGGTTTAAGGCTAACGTTGTCCTCTTTCACAAAATCCAGTGAACCCACTGTGCCGAACGTATCGACCAAAGCCCGCAAGCGCTGAATACCGCGTTTAAGCTGGTGCAATTCTTCGCGGGTAAAATCATCCCATGCGTAACGGCAGTGCTCTGATTTCATCCCAGCCGAATGCAGTAAAAGCCCCCGATGCTCTGCCGGTAGACGCTCCCATATCAAACGCACCTTACTGTGGCTACCGGTCACTTTGTGACGAATGATCGCCAACCATTTATGGTTATTGCCCGACATAACGCCTCCTTTTCAATCCCATTAAACGGAACCACCACGGGTGACGTAACGCCCCTAGAAACACCACTCGGCTGGTACATGGCTGCCAGCGTTGACCGTTGGGTAATTCAATCCAGCCGTGGCCATAACTGCCTAATTGCGGGCTGGGTGATTGTTGTTTCAGATATCTAGCGAAAATTTTCATCTATTCCTCAGTTCAGGCCGGGAACCAAACCGCAGGCGCTGATCATGTCAACAGCAGCGGCCAGTGCTGGCGTGGATTGGAAACGCGCTTCAACCGATACAACAATCAGCGACAGGTCACGAATGGCCTGATTCGCACGGTCAAGAATGGCGTTTCTACGGGATTGCGTCATAGAACCAGGCGTAACGGTTTCACCAGCAATCACGCCGATAGCAGCCGTAGCGCTTAGGGTATGCAGCGGCAAGTTGCCGGGATTGGCTTCATTCACTGGCACAGCGGGCAAGCATTGCAGTTGAGCCAGCAAACCATCTAACAGGGTTGGATCTTCGGTGACGTCTGTTAACGCCAACAACTCTATGCAACTCAGTTGGTGCGGCTGTTCGGGGTTGAGCTTGTTGCGTAAAGTCTGCTGGTTCATTCCCACATGCTCAGCCAGTTCGGCAAGGTTGTGCGCCAAAACAAACCGGCGCATGGCCATATCAAAGCAAGGATGTTTAGAAACCTGATAATCAAACATGGTTAGCGTCACCCTAAAGATTCAGAATGAATTAAGCAGAAAGCGAAATGTTGCATTCGGAAAGTGCTTGCACCGTTAGCGCAGCCATGTTGATTTCAATTAACGCTTTAGGTGAATTCCCTTTTGGTTTAATGGGTAAACGCCCTTGCTTAACCATTAAACGAGCTACAGCTTCAGACATTTGATGTAGACGGCAATACTCGTTAAGCGGCAAGTAAGGTGTCGGGATCATGATTGTAATGTTCGGACGCATAGGGCAAAATCTCCTGTTAACCTACATTTATCTATATTTATCTATATTTACTTTCGCAAACCTACAAACGAGATATTAATGTAGCTTTAAGGGAGTAATCAAGGAAAAACTTTCGTGAACCTACAAATAAATTTTGAAACCGGGGGCGGGAAGGTTCTGGATCGGGTCTTAGAGGCATATGGATTTACCACCAAAATTGCGCTCTGTGACCATCTAGGTATAGCGAGTAGTAGCTTAGCTAATCGCTATAAGCGTGACTTTTTCCCGTCAGATATAGTCGTTAGATGTATTGCTGAAACAGGTGTTAGGCTTGAATGGCTTGCTACTGGTGACGGAAAGATGTTTGACGATGGCGTAACGGACATCGTCAAGATTCCAAAGAAAAAATTAATTGATGGCCGTATGTATGATTCAAGCTATTTGATGTTTGATAAGGCTTTTTTCTTAGCAGATAAATCTTCAATAAAAGACCCGTACATAGTCGTAGATGGCGATACTCAATACATTGTGGATAGGAATTTTTCAGAAGTGCATGACGGGAAATGGCTGGTCGATATTGAGGGAAAAATCAGCATTCGTGATTTAACTCGCATCCCGATTCGGAGAGTTAGAGTTAGCGGCGTTGGCATGGCGTTTGACTGTGAGCTAGAAGATATAAATGTCTTAGGTCGGATCGTAATGACTTGCTCTTAAAAACAAAAATTTAAAGGACTAAAACATGATTAATTATAAAGCAGCATCGAAAGAACAGCTTAATGATGAGTTCAAACGCCTATCAAAAGTGGTCAGTGATTTGCCTTTCGGTACTAAGAAAGAGTTTTTCCATTTACCCAATATCTTACATGAGGGTGAAGAACCGTTAGCAGTCGCATCCGGCATGATGGACGGTAATACTTGGCTTATTACTTTGACTAATCAGCGCATAATATTTTTGGATAAGGGCATGATTTTTGGTCTGAAACAGGTTGCTATCAATTTAGCGAATATTGTTTCTGTCGGCGGTAAGACCGGGATTCTTATGGGTAAGATTTCTGTGGGTACTTCTGGCCAAAACTACACAATTTCAAATGTTGCAAAAGGGTGTGTAGTGCCATTCACCAACCTAGTGAACAGTGCAAGAGATGCGCTGACACATCCCGCCCCTGAATCTAAAACCGCTAAAACTCCAACGCAGGAAAACGATGTCATTGCCCAATTAGAAAAGCTGGCATCACTTAAAGAACGTGGAATTTTGAGCGATGAAGAATTTATGGCGCAAAAAACTAAAATTCTGAGCTAGTCATGACTGTTAGAAAACTCCCCTCTGGCCAATGGGTTGCTGATTTATACACTGTAAATCGTGCCAACGGGAAAGATGGTAAAAGAATAAGAAAAAAATTTGCCACCAAAGGGGAAGCACTGGCCTTTGAAAGACATAAGCTTGAAGAGATTCAGGATAAGCCGTGGCTGGGTGAGGAAAAAGATAAACGGAGTCTCAGTGATTTAATCGAAACATGGTACAACGCCCATGGCATAACGTTAGATGATGGATTGCGGCGTAAAGATGCCATGAATCATTTTTATGAGTGTATGGGTAAACCGTTAGCCACTGAGTTTTCTGCCCAGTTATTTTCTCAGTACAGGGAAAAAAGGCTGAAAGGTGAATTAGCACGTAGCACAAGAGTGACAAAAGTAGCCCCGCGCACACTTAATCTTGAGTTGGCTTATTTCCGAGCCATGTTCAATGAGCTGGAAAGGTTAGGTGAATGGAAACTATTAAATCCCATCAAGAGCGTAAGAGCATTTAAAACCGAAGAAAGCGAAATGGCTTTCTTAAGTCGCGATCAAATCGAATTGCTTTTAAACGAGTGTAAGAAAAGCGCAGTAGATTGCTTAACTACAGTAGTAAAAATCTGTTTATCTACGGGTGCTCGCTGGAGTGAAGCCGAGGGTTTAAAACTTTCACAGATAACTGAATATAAAATAACATTTATAAAAACCAAAGGCCGAAAAAACCGTACAGTGCCAATTAGTAAAGAGCTGTACGATGAGCTACCTAAAAAGGGCAAAAGTGGTTTATTTACGGCCTGCTATGCTGAGTTTAGGCGAGCACTAAAACGGTCTGAAATTGAACTTCCTCCCGGCCAGCTTTCCCATGTTTTAAGGCACACATTCGCCAGCCATTTTATGATGAAAGGCGGTAATATTTTGGTGTTACAACGAATTTTAGGTCATACCGATATCAAGATGACTATGCGTTATTCTCACTTTTCGCCAGACCATTTGGACGAAGCATTAAGGTTTAACCCATTGGCTGAAAGTGTCGCAAATGTGTCGCAAGAACAATCCAATATTTAG